CGCCCGCATCCGCATGCTGACCAGCGTTGCGGGCGCGGGCTTCTCCTGGCGCGCCGGGGAGGAGATCGACCTCCCCGGCGCCGAGGCGGCGAAGTGGGCGGACGGGGTGCGCGCCGAGCTGGTGCGCACCGCGCCCGTCGAGACGCCCGAGCAGCCGCCCGCCGCCGAGAGGGCCGCCCGTCGTCCTGCCCGTCGCAAGGCCGCACCGCGCGGCCCCGAGTAGAAGGGGGCGGGCATGGCGCTGGTGACGCTCGAAGATGCCAAGCGGCAGCTGGACATCACGACCGACAGCCACGACGTCGAGCTGCAGGTGTACGTCGATGCGCTGGCGTCCGTAATCGAGGGCTACGTGGGCGTCGTCGAGCAGCGAGAGTTCACCGACGTCCTCACCGGCGGCGGCGCCGCGCTGGCCATCCTGCACCCGCCGCTGGTGACGGTGACTTCTCTCGCCGGGGGGCTCGGCACGGCCATCACCTACCCGGCCGACACCCTCGACCTGAACGGCCCGGCCGGCACTATCAGCAGGGCCGATGGCTCCACCTTCCCGAACGGCCGGTACACGGTGACGTACACGGCGGGCCGCGCCGCCGTGCCGCCGACCATCAAGCTCGCCGCGCTCATCCTGCTGCAGCACCTGTGGCGCACCCAGTACGGGGCGTCCCGGGTATCGGTCGGCGGGGGCGACGACTACAGCGTGATGGAGCCGATCCCTGGATTCGGCTACGCCGTGCCCAACCGGGTGTTGCAGCTGCTGGAGCCGTTCAAGCTCCCGCCGGGGGTGGCGTGATGCTCACCTCCCGCGTGCCGGCTGCCGTCGACCAGCTGCTCGCGATCCTGCGCGCGCGGCAGGCGCTCGCCGACGTGGCGATCGTCGACGGCCCGGCCTCCGTCAACATCACCGAGCTGCGGCGGATCCACGTCGGCTACGCCCCGGGCGCCGAGTCGGCCGTGTCCTTGCAGCAGGAGTTCAACGCCGCCGGGGCCCGCACCCGCAACGAGACGTTCACCATCAGCGGCTACGCCGAAGCGCGGGCGGGCGACAAGGACATGCAGGCCCGCCGCAACGAGGTGTTCGCCCTGGTCGGTGAGATCGAGCAGGCCCTGCGGGCGAGCAACGAGGCACCCGAGGCGCCGACCCTGAACGGGGCGGTGCTCTGGGCGCACCTGACCACCGGCGACCTGCAGCAGCTCCAGACCGAGGGCAGCCTCGCCGGCCTGGCCTTCACGGTGACCTGCCAGGCCCGTATCTGATCCACCCCATCCGAAGGAGTTCGCCATGGCGCGTGTGCGCTACGTGGGGCCCGAGCCGGTCACCGTGCCCGAGCTGGGCCGGGCCGTCGAGCCGGACGAGGTCGTCGAGGTACCGGACGAGCGGTACGACGGCTACATCTGCCAGCCCGCCAACTGGGAGACGGTCGAGGAGCCCGCCGACTACGCGGCCCCCGAGCCCGATCCGGAGCCGCTGGAGACCAAGCAGGCCCAGCCCGACGTCCCGGCGGCGACGCTGGCCAAGAGGACCGCGGCCAAGTCGGCGCCGCAGAAGGAGGGCTGACCCATGGCGATCGGATCCGGGCTCGGCGCCCAGCTCGGCATCGCGGCCGAGACGACCTACGGCACGTTCGTCTCGCCGGCGAAGTTCATCGAGTTCACCAAGGAATCGCTCGCGCTGAAGAAGACCACCGCCCAGAGCGCCGGAATCGCGGCCGGACGGTTGATGGCGCTGTCCTCCCGGCGCGTGGTCACCCGCCGCGAGGTCGGTGGCAGCATCGACCTCGCGGTCACGAACAAGGGCATGGGCGTCTTGCTCCAGGCCCTGATGGGGACCACCGTCACCCCCGTGCAGCAGGGCGCCGGGCCGGCCTACCTCCAGACGCACACCCTGGCATCCGTCGCAGGCAAGTCCCTCACGATCCAGAAGGGCGTGCCGCTGACCACCGGCACGGTCACGGACAAGACGTTCGTCGGCTGCAAGGTAACCGGCGGAGAGTTCTCCTGCGGCGTCGGCGAGATGCTCACCGGCACGTTCGAGATCGACGGCAAGGACTGCGACGAGAGCCAGACCCTGGCCGCCGCGTCGTACTCGAACATGTCGCCGTTCCACTTCGGGCAGATGGCGCTCAAGGCCGGAAGCTACGGCACGGAGACCGCGCTCGACGGCATCCGCAAGGTCTCCGTAAAGGTGGAGCGCCCGCAGGACGTCGAGCGGTTCTACGCCAACCAGTCGGCCCTGAAGAAGGAGCCGATCGAGAACGACCAGGTGAAGATCACCGGGAACCTGGAGACGGACTACACCGGCACCACCCTGGACGACCTGCACACCTCCGACGGGGCAACGTCCCTGGTGTGGGAGTTCGTCGGCCCGAACATCGCCACCACCTATTTCGAGACGTTCCGGGTGACACTGCCCGCGATCCGCCTGGACGAGGGCCCGCCGCAGGTTGACGGCTTCGGCGTGGTCAAGCCCACGTTCAACTTCACCGCCCTGTACGACGGCACCAACCCGGTGAAGATCGAATACATCAGCACCGACGCCACCCTGTGAGCATGAGGTGCCGCAGAACATTCGCGTGATCGGCACCGGCCAGCTCCTGGAACTCTCGGCGCGGCTGCGCCGGGCCGGTCACGAGAACATCCGGGCATCGTTCCAACGGCGCATCCGCCGGGCCGCCGAGCCGCTCCGTGACGACCTGCAGTCCGGCATCCGCGGCCTGGACATCAGCAGCCAGGGCCGCAGCGCCGGGAAGCGCGGCGGCCGGTCCCCGACCACCCGGCCCCTGCGCGCGACCATCGCCGCCGCCATCCGGATCAGCGTCCGCACCGGCGGCAGCCCCGGCGCCAAGGTGTGGCTGGACCGGTCCCGGCTCCCCGACGACATCCCCGTCGGCCTGGTCAACCGCATCAACGAGGGCCGCATCCGCCACCCCGTGTTCGGCAACCGGCGCCGCTGGGCGCAGCAGAACGCCACCCCCTTGTGGTGGGACAAGACCGTGCGCGCCCATCAGCCGCGCATCACCCGTGAAGTGGAGCGCGTCGTCGACGACGTGCGCCGCCGCCTCGAATAGGAGCACACCCGTGATCGTTGTCTACACGCCCGAGGGCGGCGAGCCCGAGCACTACGACGCCTCCAGTCTCAGGGTGTCCGAGGCGGCGATCGTCCAGCGCACGGTCGACATGAAGTGGCAGGAGATCCTCTCCGGCCTGGAGCAGGACGACCTCGACGCCATGCGCGGCATCGTCTGGGTCATCAAGAAGCGCACCCAGCCCGGCCTGCGCTTCGGGGAGTTCGACCCCGGGGTGACCGAGCTGACCTCCCGCATGGACAACAAGGAGATCCAGCGCTGGCTGGACGCCACCCTCGACGCCGTCGACCCCGAACTCGACTGGGAAACGATCGAGGGCATCATCGGCCCCCGGCTGGCTGAGGTCGCCGTCGATCCGGAGTACGCCCGCCAGCTGCTCGATGCCCGGGCCACGGTCCCAAAAGAGACCGCCGAGGACAGCGGCCGTCCGGTGACGGAGGAGGGCGACTCCCCGAGCCCGAGCCCGACATCGAGTACGCCCGAGACCTCTACCTCGGACTCTTCGCCCACCTCCTCCACATCTCTCCCCGAGACGTCGATGACCTGACCGTCTTCGACTTCTACAACCTGACCGCCTGGATCGACCAGCACCAAGCAGCCCTGCAGGCGGAAGGCGGTGCATAGCCGATGCCGGCCATGAACTTCATCCTCACCGGCCAGGACCACCTGAGCCGGATCCTGGACCGGGCCGGAGACGCAAGCAACCGCCTGGGCCGCCGCCTGACGAGCATGGCCACCGACAGCGACGCCGCCATGCGCCGCTTCGCCAACAACAGCACCCGCCACCTGGCCGGGATGCAGCGCGACAGCGACGCCGGCGCCAAGGCGCTAGGGGAGCTGAAGAAGGCGACGCTCCTGCTCGCCCCCGCGGCGATCCCGGCCGCGGCCTCGCTCGCGCCGATCGCCGCCGGGGCTGGCACGGTCGCGATCGCGGTAGCGGCGATGGGCGCCGCGCTCGGCCCGCAGATCGCCGCGCTCGGCGAGGCCTCCGACGCGCAGAAGAAGTACGACGATGCGGTCGCCACCTCGGGCGCGTCGTCGAAGGAGGCGGCCAAGGCGCAGGCCGAACTCGCCCGGGTGACGGCGAAGCTGCCGCCGGAGACCCGCAAGGCGGCGGCGGCCCTGGCCGTGCTCAAGGAGGAGGGCCGGGCCTGGTCGGACTCCCTGGCCGGGGACACGATGGCCCCGGTCACCAAGGGCCTCATGCTCACCAACGCCCTGCTGCCCAAGACCAGCGGCCTGGTGAAGGCCGCGGCGGGCGAGACTGACCGGTTCATGACCATCCTCGGCGGCAGCTTCGCTAGCCCTGGGTTCGACGCGGTCAACGCCAAGTTCACGACCTTCGCACAGAAGACCCTCCGCAGCGTCAACGACGAACTGGTGCACCTGCTGCGCGTCAGCGACGGCGGGCAGGTGGGCGGCCAGGCCCGCGAGTTTCTCGACTGGGCCCGCGCGCAGGGCCCGACCGTGGCGAGCGTTCTGCGCAGCGTCGGCACCGCCCTGCTCAACGTGCTGGAGGCGGGCAGCGACGTTGGCGTCGGCCTGCTCCAGGTCGTTGACGTCATGGCCAGCCTGGTGTCCTCGGTGCCCCCTGGAGCAATCGCCCTCTTCCTGCAGCTGGCGATCGCACTGAAGTTGACCAAGGCGGCGGCCCTCGGTATGGCCGCGGCGCGCACAGGGCTGGTCGGTCTCGCTGGCGGTCTGATCACGATGAACACCGCGGCCACCGCCGCCCCCGGGCGGCTGGCTGCTGTTCGCGCGTCGATCGCCGCCCTGTCGCGCACCACGAAAATCGCGATGGCCGGCACCGGAATCGGCCTGCTGATCGTCGCCCTCGGCGAGCTGTCACAGGTGGGCAAGTCGGCACCGCCGGACGTCGACAAGCTGACCGGCTCCCTCAAGCAGCTCGGCGCCACCGGCAAGGTGACCGGCGAGGCAGCCCAGCACTTCGGCTCCGACCTCAGCGGCCTCTACGACAAGGTCCGGTCGCTGACCGACCCGTCGACCTTGGACAGCGTGCAGCAGTTCCTCGTGGGCTGGACCGGCTGGGACAGCACCCCGGTCAAGGACGCTAAGGAGAACATCGACTCCGTCGACAAAGCGCTGGCGCAGCTGGTGTCCAGCGGGAACGCCGACCTGGCGGAAGCCGCGCTGAAGCGGCTGACGGCCGAGTACGGAAAGGGCGGCCGGGACACCAGCAAGTTCACCAGCCAGCTGGGCGACTACCGCGAGGCCATCGCCGACGCCAAGTTCGAGGCGCAGCTGGCGGCCGAGGCGCAGGGCGTGTTCGGCACTCAGGCCCAGTCGGTGCAGGAGAAGCTCAACGCACAGAAGCTCAGCGCGGACGGGCTCCGCCAGTCGATCCAGGCCCTGTCAGAAACCTCCCGGTCGGCGTTCGACGCGCAGACCAAGATGGAGGCGGCGATCGACGCCGTCACCAAGTCCATCAAGGAGAACGGCAAGACCCTCGACGCCGGCAGCGAGAAGGGACGGGCGAACCGGGACGCCCTGTCGCAGATGGCCGCCGCTACGGAGGACGCCGCGGCCAAGGCCCGTGAGAACGGCGCCTCGTGGCAGACCGTGGCAGGCATCTACGACAAGGGCCGCAAGACCCTGGTCGACAACATCGCCGCCATCACCGGCAACCGGCGAGAAGCCGAGCGGCTGGCGTCGACGCTGCTGAAGATGCCCAGCCCGAGGATGCGCGTGGACATGCGCACCGAGGATGCCGTCAAGGGCCTCGACCGCGTTATGGCGGCGATGAAGAAGACGCCCGGCTCCAAGAGCGTCACCGTCAAGGCATTGACCAGCGACGCCGTTTCCCTCCTGCGGGAGCTGGGATTCAAGGTCACGAAGATGCCGAACGGCCGCTTCAAGATCACCGCCGAGACGGCCAACGCCAAGGCCAACGTGGCCGCAGTACAGCGGGCCCGCGACGCCCTGAAGTCCAAGGCCATAAGCCTGTCGGCACGGGACCAGGCCTCGGCAACCGCGAGAGCGATCAAGCGGTGGCTGGACTCGCTGCACAGCAAGAGCATCACGATCACCACCACCCGAATCACGCACGCCATCTACAACACCACCGGCCGCCCACAGCGGGGTGAGGGCGGCGTCTCGAAGTACGCCGGCGGTGGTACGCCTGAGGCCGGCGAGATGGCCATGGTCGGTGAGAACGGGCCCGAGTTGGTCGTGTTCGGCGAGGCGGCCCGGGTCTTCGACGCGACGAAGACGAAGGCCATCATGTCCGGCACGCTCGGCGCGGGCCGGGCCGCCGCGCAGGGCCTGGCCGCCGGCCTCGGCTCGACGGCCGGGGTGTACTCGGCTGCCCGCACCATGGCTGCGGCCGTCACCCAGGGCATCCGTGACGAGCTGGAGATCCGTTCCCCGTCGAAGAAGACCCGGGCCCTCGCGAAGGACGTGGGCAAGGGCTTCATCAGCGGATTGACCGGCTCCCGCGACAAGATCAAGTCCGTCACCAAGGACCTGGCGAACGACATCAAGACCGCGTTCACCGGCCGCAAGGAATCGTCCCTGCTCAAGATGGTGGACAAGCAGACCAAGCGTCTGCTGGACGCCGCCGCCAAGCGGGACAAGATCGCCGCGAAGATCGCCGAGGCAAAGGCCTACGCCAAGGACGTCACCAAGACGGCCCGCGACCAGGCGTCCCTGTCCAACCTGGGCATGGACGCCGACAGCGTCACGGCCGGCGGCATCAAGGCTGGGCTCGCCGGCAAGCTCGCCCAGATCAAGCAGTTCACCCGGTACGTCGACATCCTCGCCAAGAAGGGACTCAACAAGGGGCTGCTGCGGCAGATCCTCAACATGGGGCCGGAGGCCGGCTACGCCTACGCCTCCGCCCTGGTCGGCGCGGACAAGGGCACGTTCAAGCAGATCAACTCGCTGCAGTCGCAGCTGGACAAGTCCACCACCGACCTCGGGCGGCTCGGCGCGGACCGCATGTACGACTCCGGCAAGAACGCCTCGAGGGGCTTCCTGGCTGGCCTCCTCTCGGAGGAAAAGCAGCTGGAGAAGACCATGGAGAAGCTGGCCAAGGCCATGCAGAAGTCGCTGCGGAAGGCACTGGGCATCAAGAGCCCGGCCCGGAAGATGATGCCCGACGGCGTCAACACCACCCGCGGCGTGGCGGCCGGCGTCCTCGAGGGACTGCCCTACGTCGACCGCGCCATGCGGGCGGTGGCCGGACGGATGGTGGGCAAGGCGACCGCTGCGCCGTCCGGCGGCCGGCCCGCGGTCGTCGGCGGCGGTGGCGGGGTGATGCAGGTGAACATCAGCGTGACCGACGCCCGGGACCCGGTGGCCACCGCTCGGGAGATCCGCCGGGAGCTGCTGGAGCTGAAGCGGGTGTTCGGTTGGAACGTCGAACTGAAGGTGGGGTGAGGACTCGTGCCGCTGCTGGTCGAGGCTGGGTGGGGTGGGCTGGTGCAGTACCCGACCACCATCACATGGACGGACATCAGCCCGTATGTCGACGTCGCCAAGGCGGGCGTGTCCATCACGCGCGGCGCCTCGGACGAGCTGTCCGAGACGCAGCCCGGCACCGCCTCTCTGCGCCTGGACAACGCCGACGGCCGGTTCACCCCCGGTAACCCGGCTTCGCCGTACTACCCCTACGTGCGGCGCAACGCGCCCATCCGGATCGGCGTGGCCATAATCCCCACCCGGTCCGGGGCGGCGCCCTACCCGCTCGCCATGCTCGGCGACGACTTCGATGACAACCGCATCAACACCACGCTGTGGCCCAACAGCTACGGCGGGGCCAGCGAAGTCGGCGGCCGGGCCCGCATCCCTGTCACCCCGGGCACGAGCGCCGGCTATCTCACCGCCCGCGAGTGGACGCTGGCCGCAAGCCACCTGACGGCGAAGCTGGTGACGCTGCCCGCCGCGAACGGCTCAACGTCCGCGGTCGCCTCGATGTGGGTCAACTCCACCACGTCCGGCACCCGCCTCGGCTGGCGGTACAACGCCGTGAACGGACAGATCAGCGCCGAGAATCAGACCGCGTTCTTCGACGGCACCGCCGTCAGCGCTGCCTACACCCCCCGCGACTACGCGTGGCTGCGGGTACGGGAATCCGGCGGCACCGTCTACTGGGAGAGCAGCGGGGACGGGTTCGGCTGGACCGTGCGCCGTACCCTCGCCACCCCTGCCTGGGTCACCTCGCAGACCGTCACGGTCGAGTTCGCGACCGCCCGCACCGGCGGTACCGCCGACTACGTCGAGTGGGACCTGGTCGGCGCCGTCGTCCGGCCCCGCTTCTACGGCATGGTCAACCAGTTCCCCGTCGACTGGGAAGGCCTCGTCTCCACCGTCACCATCACGTGCACGGACCTGTTCAAACGTCTCAACCGGCTGCCCGCCCTCAGGTCGATGCTGGCCCAAGAGATCCTGCACCAGGACGTCGCCGGCGTCGGCGACATCGTGTCCGCCTACTACCCGCTCACCGAGCCGTCCGGCTCTGCCGCGGCCGGGGACATCTCCGGCGGCGGCTGCGGCGCACTGGCCGTCACCCAGGTCGGATCCGGCGGCGCCCTGGAATTCGGCAGCGACGGCCTGCCCGACACCGGCGACACGTCGGCGACGTTCACCCCGGTCAGCGCCACCCAGGGCAAGTACCTGACCGGCGACCTGGGCGCCACGTTCCAGGACAACTCCGCCGCCTACGCGCAGACCATCGAGCTCTGGTTCAAGACCACCACCGCGGGCCGGGCCATCCTCGGCATGTACGAACCCAACCTCGACCACCAGTACGTCCTGGCGCTCAACGGCTCCGGCGAGCTGGTCATCGAGCACACCGAGGCCGGCGGCACCCTCACCGTCTACAACTCCCTGCGCGTCCTCAACGACGGCCAGTGGCACCACATCGTGCACGACGGCTACACCAGCAAGCAGCTCTACATCGACGGCGTGGCCGGGCCACTCACGCTGTCCGTGGTGAACACCACCGCGCTGCGCACCCTGCACATCGGCGGCTACCGCGGGGCGCGCCTGTTCAACGGGCAGATTGCCCACGTCGCGATCAACCACGTCACCGGCTACATCGGATCCGTCATCTCCGCCGACCACTACGAGGCGGCCACCACCGGCTATTCCGGCGAGCCGGCCGACGAACGCATCCAGCGTCTGGCCCGCTACGCCGGCCTGTCCTCGGTCACCGTCCACGGCGCCACCCACGACCCCGTCGCCTCCCAAGGTCCGGGCGGCTCCTCGGTCGTGGCTCGCATGAGGGAGGTGGAAGCCACCGAGTCCGCCCGGCTGTACGCGGAGCGCGACTACTACGGGCTGGCCTACCAGTCCCGCGACGTGCGCTACAACCCGGACCCCCTGTCCGAGGTGTTCACCATCGACTACGCCGACCTGGAAACCCGATCGGTGCAGCTGGCCGACGACGACCAGAAGCTGGTCAACATCGTCGAGGCCGCACGACCGGGCGGCGCCACCCAGCGCGTCACCGCCCCCGCCTCGATCCTGGCGTTCGGCGAGTACGAGCAGTCCCTCAACGTCCTCAAGACCTCCGACAACAGCGTCCTGGACGCGGCGTACTGGCTGGTGTCCCGCTACGCCAACCCCGGGCCCGAGCTGCGCGAGGTGCCCATCGAGGCGTACACGATGCCCAACTACCTGGACATCCTCGACGCCGACATCTCGTCGTACTTCTCCGTGTACAACCTCCCCGCCCAGGCGCCGGCCTCGACGATGCGGGTCACCGTCGAGGGCTACACCGAGACGCTCAAGGAGCGATCACACCTGATCCAGTTCCACACCTCCGCCAGCCTCAACGACACCGTGTGGGTTCTGGACGACGCGGTCTACTCCGTCCTCGACTCCACCACCCGACTCGCCTACTGAAGGGGACGCCCGTGCCGATCGCTGTCGTGCGCGCAGAGACGTTCTACCTGCCGCCGTCCAACCTGCCCCGCGACGCGTGGGCCGACGTCCCCGCCGCCGAGCTGGTGTGGCGTTGGATCGAATACCGGATGGGGCGCCGCGCCGTCCCGCCCGAGGAGACCGTCGACGAGTCGTACTACGCGCGCATCAACCAGAACCGGTGGATCGCCGACTGCAGCAGCTGCGGCTCGGCGCAGGTCGTCTCTCCCAGCGATCCCCGCTACGCCTGCACCGAGTGCCAGTGGGGATGGTGTGCGCTGATCTTCCCCGATGACGTCGCCGCGGTCGAGGCACCGCTGCTGCCGCTCAAGCCCGGCTTCCGCAACTGGTGGCACCCGGACGACCCGAACAACCCGGACCGTCCGCCCGAGCCGACGCCCGACCCGGGACCGATGGGAGAGCCGGCATGACGTTCGCTCCGCGTACCTGGGTCGTCGGTGAGGTGGTGTCCGCCGCGACCATGAACCAGGAGATCCGCGACCAGTTCAACACCATGTTCGCCGCCTGGACGTCGTACACCCCGGCCTGGACGGCGTCGACGACCGCCCCGGTCCTGGGCAACGGCACCATCGCCGGGCGGTACATGAAGATCGGCCGCACGGTCATCTGCCACATCAACCTGACGACCGGGGCGACGACCACCTACGGCGCCGGGAACTACTCGTTCTCCCTGCCGGCGCAGGCCGCCAACGCGGGCGCCTCCATCGTCGGCCACGCCCACCTCCTCGGCACCGACCGCTGGGTGGGAGAGATCGTCATCTCGCCGAACGCCACCACCACCAGCCCGTTCTTCAACATCTCGACGACCAACACGCGCGTCGACTTCATGACCCCCACCCGGCCTGAGACCCTCGCCGCCGGCGCGCAACTGCGGCTCACCTTCGTCTACGAAGCTGCGTCCTGACGTCTCCCTCTCGCCATCCCCGCGCCCCGGACCGGGGCCTTTCACGACTGGAGGCCCCATGGCCACACCCATGTCCGCCGCCGACTTCCTCAACTGCCTTCGCGACGAGGGCATCGACGTCGTCGAGGTCG